ATGCCTGCCCCCGTCGTCCTGATCCTTGCGGCCGGGCGTGGAGAGCGCTTTCTCGCCTCCGGGGGAAATACCCATAAGTGTATCGGCTGGCGTCAGTCCCCGGAGGTTGCGCCTTATCGCTGGCCATTTGAAGAAAACGGGAGAACTTTCGACCTTGCGATTGAACCGCAGATTACGACTAATGATCTGCGTCTGATGTTGAGGCTGGCTCTTGCCGGCGGAGGAATAACAATTGCCACTCAGGAAACTTTCAGGCCATATATTGAAAGCGGTAAGCTTGTATCGCTGCTTGATGACTTTCTTCCACAATTTCCGGGCTTCTATCTGTATTTCCCACAGCGTCGCAATATTGCACCAAAGCTCCGCGCCCTGATTGACTACGTCAAAGAATGGCGGCAGCAATTGGCTTAAATGTCTGCACCTGCACTGCCTGATGTCAGAACAGTATTTTGATGAATTGCCAAGGTTACAATGGCACAAATACGGCACAGGAGGAAACGTGGTGTATTTAAATATGGGGTAACTCTTTGATTTTAATGGTGCCGATAATAGGAGTCGAACCTACGACCTTCGCATTACGAATTATAAGAATCCGTTTCTAATTCAAAGCATTACCCCATCAACACTGCGCTCACACGTCCCATCACATCAAAACATGTAAAGCCTTGCAAGCCATTGTGAGGCCTTATGTGTCTCAGTTTTGTCCCAACTTGTATTACGACTTGCATAGCCAATGAAGATAAATGTAGTGAATGCCTGTTATGAGCGATCAGCAGACGTTCATAATTGAGTCGACATAAATCTTGCGAACAATGCCGTGTGGCAATCAGCTGGGAACAGTCATGTCAGCCCTCTAAAACCACGTATAGCGAGAGGCGTAGGTCAGAATAACTCGCCTACTTTCACACTTGAACGATATAATTGCTGTGGGACAAAAGATAAAGGATGACATGAAGTGAGCTTCCTATCTACTCAGCAAATACATGATCAATGTCTAGCAACAACACAAAAAGCTATTGAATCACTTGGATGGACTAATATCTCTGTAGGCGTTTTGAGCGATGAAGAGAGACGCCAGCTTGAAGATGCAAGTTTACAAAGCCACTTGGACTGGCGATGGGCGATGCAGACCTATCGCGGTGACGCTGTAGATGGAATACTGGATATAACGTTAAAGCTGATCGACCGTGATGAGCCCGAACAGCTTCATGCGGTTATCATTTGTAAATACGACTGGCGCCGTGAGCAATTCTCAATTTGCATGTTAGAAAACTTCATTTCAGATGAGGATACCGACCTAACAGGCAATGTGTTGATCATCGCACTTATTTACGCGACTACCTTCTGCCAGATCGCGGAGCTTGACGACGTTTATATTCAAGATCCTACTGAAGATGCACAACCGCGTTACAGGAGCTACGGATTTGCCCAAGTATGGCATGACCACAGTAAGATGTCTGCAGATGTGCACGACATCCTCGACACCATACGACGGAAAGTGAATGGCATTGACCCAGTTGAAGAATGACAATCTCAATCAGCAGTCGATGGGCTGTTTGTTTAATGAACGCATTTGTTATAAAATTATCCGTAAAGTCTATAGCCAAAGAGGTTAACCATGATCAAACAACATAAAAAAATCACTTCTGATAAAGCTATGGCTAGTGCAAGACGCTCTCTCGACTTCTGGGCTTCCATCGACGGCAACAAACTTGCCAAAGTTGGTCAGAAGGAAAAAGACATGGATATGGTCGGGCCGAAGAAAGGTGTAAAGCCAGTAAGCCTCGGATAATATTCATCATCCCTATCAAAAAATAAGGCTCCCATTGGGAGCCTTATTCATATCATAACGGTTTCCCGTTACCAAATTCGCTCTTCTCTTTGCTGAGCTGCTGTTTAGCATATGTGACCTTTCCCCAGGACGTAGGAGTCGTTAGCTGATCTGCTCCCCTTAAACGAATGCAGCATAATATTAGAAAATTCCGCTCTTGGCACATAGCAGTCCTAGAGACAGTGTCGTAAAGTTATGGAGGATCGGTGGGAGGAGGTAAAAATCCTCTCATACAAAAATACGTAAAATCGATAACGGCTGATTTTCATTCAAACTCGTGCTATCGAATAGCACAAAGCCTTGCAATCCAGTGCAAAGCTTTGTGTGTATGAGTTTTTTCTCACATCACCAGGCAATCATCAAACTCCGTATTCCTGGCGTCATTAATTATGTAAGTGATCACCACGAATATAGCCAGTGCAGAATAGCCAGTGCAGAACTGTAACCATCATCATCTTCTGGCAGCGCTTCCCTTCTCCCGTTATCCAGATTAACCGGGTGGTGCTGAGGATGAGTCCGATATCGCTTGATCCTGAATTCCACATCTATAGCAAAGCGGAAGGATGTCTCAATGTCGTGGACACACAGTGTTACAGCCACAAATCTATAGCCTAAGAAAGGTTTATTTTGTAATTAAAGAAGATTTTAAAAACCAGATTACTCATTCATATAGACACCAATCCCCTACAGTCATAAAATGCCTCTTTTGAATTGCTTTATCTTCATAACAAGAGGTTATTGATGCTTCGCCACTTAACAGGACTCAGATTTATAGCTGCATTAATGGTTTATTTATGCCATTTAAATACAGACTATTTTGGTGTTTTTGTAAAAGAAATGTTTTCCCAGGGATTTATTGGCGTTTCCTTTTTCTTTATTTTATCTGGCTTCATTCTTTCATATTCATATGAAGACAAGCTAAAAAATGAAGTAACAAGTAAAAGACAGTTTATTCTTTTAAGATTGGCAAGAATTGTTCCAATGCATCTATTATTAGCCATGCCATTTATTTTACTAACCATTCACTTAAAGAACTTTGATTTTTCAAAAACCTTAACAAATATTTTATTAATGCAAAGTTGGATACCAAAGGAGGATTACTACTTCTCATTAAATGGTGTATCATGGTCTTTGTCTGATGAGCTGTTTTTTTATTTAATGTTTATTCCGTTGATTTATACATCAATTACAAAGAAAGTAATCACTGCAATATCAATTATAACTCTACTATTAACTATATATTTTTTAAAAATTATACAAACAGAAGAACTTAATCACTGGTTATATTATATATTCCCAGTAAGCCGCTTGGTAGAATTTATTTGCGGCATGATTATTTACGCTTGCTGGAAAAACAGCCGACAGCAGACAGTCGACAGCCTTTTGTTTTTAATTTCACTATTACCTCTGCTAATAGCTATATATTATAGCAACAACATAAATAATAGTCTACGTTATTCGTTATATTATTTACTCCCCATGGTAATATTCTTTACTTCATGCATCTATCTAAGAAATGGAGTCATTCATACTATCCTCAGTTCAAAAACCCTAGAGCTATTAGGGAAATCATCATTTATTTTTTATTTAATTCATCAACCCATTATATTATTTTGCTTTAAAATCTTTGGACATAACCCCGGACCACTCTATTTAATAGCGCTCCTTGTTATAATAACCATAGTCTCAATCATACTTTATAAATTAGTTGAGGAGCCTTTAGAGCTGATGCTAAGAAAACGAATTTTAGCAGTAAAATAAATAAAACCGCGCTATTGCGCGGTTTTATCTTCAGGCTTGATGAATTTTTTACCGTCATATGACCAGCCAATACCAACATCTCCAACACATTTAACTATATCCGCTTTTTCTGGCTTAAACTCTGACTTACCATCCCATACAACAAGATTTGTAACGACACCATTTTGTACGACTGCATAAATATCGCTCATTACTGATACTCCCACACAAGAATATATCCCTGATTTCCATTATTTCCTGTCGCTGGGCCTGATGACGCCTTATTGTATTTCCCTGTCCCGCCAATACCGTATGTCCCAAGCATAGTAGTGGTTATACTTTCAACGCCAATCGCCTGATCATCACCAAGTCCAAGTGCCCCACATAAATTTGATCGTGAAACTGAATGGAACAGAATCCCTTGCCCTGTAGGAATTGGTGCTTCTGTTGCACTTCCCCCTGAAAATGGAGGTACCTGCTGAACTTGAGTTGATCCCCTTCCTCCCGGGCATACAAGCAAATCACCAAAGCTTGTATTCCCGCCGTCACCTCCAGAGCCTCCTGGTCCTGTTCCTGCTACACCACCGCTTCCAATAGTTACTTGCACGGATTCAGGTATAGACTGATAAAAAAATGCTTTAGCATATGCCCCGTTGGAACCGGCAGCACTTACACCACAGTTATTTGAGGCTGTTGCTGATAAATTGCCACTGGCACCACCACCGCCAACGGCTTCCACTATAATTTTCGTTACACCAGGTGATTTGTGATAAGTCCCAGATGATCCAAATACCTGAACCCCCAAAAGCCTTCCTGTTCCATCACCAAGTGTTAAATATTGTAGAGTTTCCGATACGTTTTTTTTACTTAAAATTTCCCTACCATTTTGAGTCAGCGCTGTCATATCCATTGTTCCAGCACCTGTAAAAAATGCCAGCCCATCCGGTATTCCTGTTAAGCTCGACAATGATGTCAGATTATCATTTTTATCCTGTTTATCATTCAGAATGTCTGTCATTCCCAGGTTTTCGAGAGCCGTTTGCACAGTGCCATCCGATTTGATATCGCCAAACGGATTCTTGCGGCTTAACAGCAGCGCACGAAGCGCGGTAAGAAGCTGATCGTGCCGCCCCTTCTCCAGGCTGGCACCGGATGCCTCCACCACGCTGCAGAGTTCTTCCTGCAACATGTCAAAGTAGTCATCATCCAGATCGGTGGCAGGCGTGCCGGTCTGGGGGTTACCACGGGTAAAACCGTTCTTACCCGCGCCGAACTTATCCTTCTGCGCGGTTTTCGTGTCTATACGATGCATGGATTACTCCGGATATTTAAAAATTACGTAGGTATGCGAAGGGCAGAGTTTGTTAAGCACACACTCGACAACGGTGTCGCCCCAGATACGCAGTGCGGAATCACAGGGATCGCCACATGTCATCCAGGTGGTGTTGGTGGCGGCTGGCATGTTGACCTGCCAGTAATACCGCCATTCCGGCGCATTCACCGCGTCAGTACAGGCAGATGAGCAGGTGAACGTGCTTTTATCGTATCGCGTGATGGTGGCGTCTGGTCTGCCCAGGGCAGCAAGCTGTGCAAGGTAAAAATCCTCATTAATGCCGCCCGCCAGATTAATCTTCGCATCCAGCCGTTGCTGACGCTGGCGAAGGGTCTGTGTCCCTGTAGGAATACATTCATCCGGCAGGCCGCACAGACGCTCCCAGCGGTTTATCAGTTCAGTGGTGGTGCGCGGATCCAGCTCCCGCATCAGGGCATCCGCACGCTGATGAACGCGGGTTAATGACGGTGCCGCACCGGCAATCGCCGGATCGCTGGCTGACCACGCCGGACCGGGGGGCAACAGTGCCGACAACAGACGGATGTAATCATCGTTTGTCACGTCCATGAAATCGTCCCCAGTACCGCCAGTTCATTTTTTGCAATGGAGATATTGTCTGCCGGTGCAAGCAACTGATGGCTGTATTCCCCGTTCGCACCGGAAATCGCTTCACTGATACGCGACACCTTCAGTTCTCCCTGCGGATAACCATCACGCAGCAGGAACGAACGCAACTCGGCGGTGATGGCAGCCCGTATTTCTGGTGTATCCGGCGTCACACGGATATGAAAATCCACCGTATGCGCCACCGGCCTGAACACATACAAATCAGAGCCTGCCACCGGGGCCAGTGGCCCGATATGTTGTCTTGCCGCCATTTCCGTTGATTCTTCCGGAATGGGATTAATCAGGTCACTGCTGGCAATCATCACACCGACAGTCCCCGTTCCCATCCAGTGTCGGTATGTCCATGCGCGGGTAATGCCGGGCACTTCTTTAGCCCAGACGACATAGTCCCCGTCAGCCCCGCCCTGAGGCGTCCAGTAATACCGCTCAATGACGCGGGCGCGCCACGTTTCCAGCTCTTCAGTATCAAATCCACCTGTCAGTGTATCTGCCACGCCGGAAGACGGCAGACCATTCACCGGCGTGACCAGGATTAATGACGTACCGTCGTCAGCGTTACCGACCGCGCCTGCACTTGAGCAGGCGATCGGCACGCGCAGGACACCACCGGAGCTGGTTGCATCGGCAGTTGCCGTGTACTGCACCAGGTCATCGCGCTGAATAACACTCCCGGCGGTCACCTTCAGGCCATCGCTGACACCTTCCCAGCGCATATACCCGCTGGCAGCCGTGGCCCCCTTGCGCGGACACCGTTTCATCGCAGCATGTCGCGCCAGCCAGGACTCATCGCACAGGTCAGGCAGCATGTTCATTGCCAGATAATCGATGTACCCGTAAACCGTATGCAGCGCCGCCGCATACACCTTTGCCCGCACGTCTTCATCCATGCGCCGGAGCGTGTTGCTGACGTCCAGCCTGGCGAATAAATCGTTACGGAGCATACTGATATTTTCTGCCAGCGTCGGGCGCTGAAATTCACTGTCCGCCATGCGTTATCGCACTCCACAGATCATCAAAAGAAATCATTACCGGTCCGTCACGACGCCAGAGAGTGATACTGTTACCCAGTTCATTAATCCCGGTGCGGCGGATATCCAGATCAATACGGGACACCACGCCGTCATCAATCATCCATTGCAGGCATTCGCGGATATACCCCCTTACCGTCTGCACCAGCTGATTGGTCAGTTTGCTGCGCTGAAGCAGCCACAGTCGGGAGCCGTAACGGTCATTCTGTACCGCAGGCCAGGTATCCCCCCACCATCCCATCGGGACGTCGGCGTTGTCATCAGGCTCCGCCCGCCGCCAGGTAAACAGGGAAATCACCACGGCGCGGGTCAGCGGATCCAGCTGTGCGCTGGCGCAGGTGCGTTTACCGTTCACCGTCAGCCACAGTTCCATCATGCCTCCATCGCTTTATCAGGTTTGTCGGTGTTACTGCCCTGACCGTTCTCTCTGTGACGATGCCCGTTATAGGCAAGCTGCATCGCTGACATGGTGGTACCGCCGGAGTCGCACAGGTCTTTCACCTGTCCGGTCACTTCAAGGTCCATTTCAAAACGTGCTTTAGGTGAATTGCGAAACGTGATCGTTTTACCTGCACCGTCCACCACGATCCCCTCCCGGGTCAGCGTCACGGACTGCCCCTGATCGTCATAGACAGCCACCTCACCCGTCTGCAGCCCTTTCAGGCGGTAGCGACGGTCCGACACCGTAACAACCACCGCGTGAGAACGGTCGCCATCCGGAAACAACACCACCGCTTCCGCACCGCTGTTTGCCCTTGCGGTAAAACCGTAGGGTTCAAGATGTTCAACCCCGGCTTTGGGTTCACCGGCAATCAGGGACACATCCACGGTCTGACATTTCGTGGCGGCACTGATGCTTTTCACCACTGCCCGCCCAATCAGGCCGAGAAGTTGTCGCTGCATTGCTTCAATCGTCCTCATCAGAACGGGTCCTCCTGTACTCTGGCTTTTTTCTTTTTCCGCGCGCCGGGATCTTCGGGTTCAGGCAGATAAGCATCAGGCGGGCCGACACGGATTTCCGTCAGGGTGCCATTCTGGTCCTGAGTAAACGTGACTTCCGAGACAAGCAGTTCGGTATTGTCGAAACCACAGACCGGATCGAAGACAATCACCCGCTGGTTGGGCTGCCACAGCGTACCGTTACCCTGTCGCCAGCCCTGCACCACATAGGTGGTTTCATCCGTCCGCGCCGCCCGTTGTCGGGCTTCAAAGTCAGCACGCGCAATACAGCCTGCCCCCGTAGCCTGCCCTGTCTGCCTGATATACATCGGACGGTAACGGGCAATAAATGCATCCTCTGTGCGGGCCCGCAGCGCGGTGGTGGTGGCCTCACCGAAATCATCGTCGTTTCCGGCACGCTGCCCCGCCACCTGGTAAACTGAAAACCGCTCCCGGATACTCTTCTCCGTATCACAGGAAAGGATGTTTTCCCCAAGTACCAGCGCGGTATGTGCCCGCGTTGAGCCAATACCACCAATCACCAGCCTGCCGTGCGGGTCGTCATAAGCCAGCGCCTGCTGCTGACCGAGTATTTTGTTGATCACCTCGATCACCGTTTCACCGTGATCAGGCTGGACATCCGGAATAACACCCGACGGCGCATCGCTGTTCACCACCTCAATGCCGAAAGGCGCAGCAAGCGCCTGCGCAATCTGTACCAGCGATCGTCCGTTAAACTGTGTCGGTTCGGCTGCACAGTCAATCAGGTCAGCGGTCAGACTACGTCCGGCAATACCGGTGCTGACCGAACGGGCATCGTAACGAACGGGGGTCGCCTCCACCCAGCCGGTGATCACCAGCTCATCACCAATCAGCACTTCCACTTTTGAACCATTTTTAATGCGCGGCTGAAGCGTGGTGATACCATCATCTCCCGGCCACTGGCGGGGGATCTCCACACTGAAATCCCGCGCCAGTCGTTCAACACCGGCACCGATGCGCACCGATGTCCAGCCATTCCACTCCCGGCCATTTACCCGTAGCGTGACGTTATCGTTCATTGCACTGGCACCTTCAGAGGGATCACCGGCACAAAGCCGGGATGCGTAATGGCATTACGCCGGATAATGTCCGCGTCACGCGCCGCGTTATCAAACCAGGTCGCCGCCAGCACCAGCGCGGGTAAAACCTCATCCGGCGTGCGCTGAATGATCCGTGCAGACTGTTCAAGGCGCGTGTTGATATCCGCATTCAGATCTGCTTTCACCCGGCGCAGCGCCAGAAACAGCGCATCACTGGTTGTACGGGACAACTCCTTATCAATTGCCGTATTCAGTGTGTCGCGAATGTCAGTCAGTTCTTCCCACGTCGGCAGGTCAACTGTGTTTTTCACCGCCGGTGCATTGTTCAGTGCCGGATGCGTGACGGAAGGCCAGCCAGTGCTCTGCGCAGGTGTTGTTGCCTGCCCCACTGCGGCATTCTGCATCACCGCGGAAGTTGTTGGCGCAGGCAATCGGGTGACGGCATACGCCGCTTCGCTGATTGCGGTCGTACGAAGGGTGCTGGCAACCACGTTACGCTGCTGCGTAGCCGTGGCGGTGGTTTTACTGTCCGTTTTCCAGACGCCGCGCGGTTGCAGATCGCTGCCGAGGCTGACACCGGAAAGCGTTTTGATCATGGTGACCAGGTCGCTGGCGTTACCATAAAGGCGCTTCCCGGTACGCCACATTTTCTGCACCTGCTCAACGAAATTTTTGCCTGACGATGGCGGCGGCAGAAGTACCGAGATATCCCCCTGCAACAGTCTGGCGGCATCCGATACGGCAGAATCCACCACTTTCATCGCATCAGAAACATACCCAAGCATTGTGCTGGCATTACCGACGACGTCGTTCTGCACAAAATCCGCCACGCCATCGATACTGAAACCACTGAAACTGTCACTGATGCAGTCATCCAGTGCAGAACAGGATGACATCAGCGTCTGCGCCGTCGCCGCACCTGATGTGGGGTAAGAGAGTTCTCCTGCTTCGACAAACTTCAGGTCAAAGCGGACAATACGCCCTTCACTTTTCGATGTGCTGACCCGAACTTCCCCGTCAACACAGACTTTCAGCTCACCATATGTCGGGTGGACAAGCTTGCCGGGACCGGGTTTATTCAGCGCTTCAATCAGGCGATCGCGCTGGTCAAAGCAGTCATCTCCCACCACATAAGCTGTGATGGACGGGCGGAAAGTGACTTTTCCCAGATCTTCGGTATAGGGCTTGTCGCGGTTCGGGTATTCATGTGTTTCCACACGGCGACCGGTTCCCGCACTTTCTTCTTCAACCTTAAACGGCACACCTCGAAATGACGCATCCTGAAGCCTGTCTTTCCACGTCATATACACTCCGAAAATAAAAAAGCCACCTATTAGAAGGTGGCCTTGTAATGAATTTTATTAATTAGCGAGTCAGAAACAACGAATCTTTATACTTTTGCTGTTGTTCATTTAAATACTTAGCTGTTTCATCGCTGGCAAATGGAAATATTACCGTATTTTTAGGCATGGTAATTTCTTTTTTGTCCAGCGTCAGAGTAAACATAGGAACATACTGAGCAGAGTAACGCACCGCAGAAACGAGCTCTAGTTTAGACTCTTCAATAACACTTAAATTATCCAGGCTAACTTTCTCTTCATCTTTTTTCTTTGACGCATTTAAAGTTTTTATTACTTTATTTAATTTCTCCTGAAAATCCTCCTTAAAGTTTTCAGGATTGCCGTCGACAACAAGAATCTGTTCACCCTGATTATCTGGAAAAATAATCTTTGCACTTATCAATTTATTTTCTTTATAAACATCACCAAGTTTTATGGCTCCTCCAGATAACTGAATAATATGTTCATCTTTAAAGGAGATGTTGCCAGAGATTATGAGAGATGAAAAAATAGCCGCTGCTCCAAGAATTACACTTGCTGTGATATAGCCTTTCATTTTTCGCCTATTAACATTTTTCTAAATGTGCATTAATTCTATCACTCTATTTATGACTTACAACCAGCAATACCTGTGAGGGGAATCCTGGCTACCAAAATCGGGTATAGCCAACATCGTGATTTATATCAATGCCACTGGAGCGTGTTTCCGTAACCCGCATATCTGGTGGCATATTTATAAATGATACCTTGATCTCACCATCAACTTTTGGCGCGGTAGCTTTATTAATCATGAAGGGATTCGAGCCTGTGGCATCGGAGGCGTTGTTTGCCTGAGCCGGATCCACCGCCGGATAAGGCGTGTATCCCCGTGCCGGTATTCCCGTCCCATAAGCATCATAAGCACCCGCGCCCCACTGCGCCGAGTTAATGGCATCGACCGTGTCACCGGAACTGTCGGTAAACCATTCAATAATCGGCTTCAGCTTATCCCACATATCCTGAAACCACTTAACAACCGGTCCCCAGTTATTGATCACCATCCCCAGCGGCGACCAGGCAAAAACCTTCTTCAGAAGTTCCCAGCCAGCCTCAAAATAAGGACTAATGGTTTCCCAGAGTTTCTTAAAATAAGGTCCGACAACATCCCAGTTAGTGATAATTAATCCCGCAGCCAGGGCAATCGCCGTCGCAATCATGCCAATCGGCGTCATCGACATGATCCTGCTGACGATACTGATGGCACTGCCCACGCCCATCAATCCCAGTTTCAGAATCGCAAGACCGGCAGCAAGCCCGACGACGCCGCGAATAACCCGGGGATTTTCATCCGCAAACTTCGTGAATTTCTCCCCCAACTCCCCCAGCCATTGCGTGATATTTTTGGCGTCACCAGAAAATGCGCCGCCAATAGCCGCAAGGCCGTTAGTTGCGGTCCCCGTCATTGCCTCCCACAGGTTGGACAGCGTACCAAGCTGGGCCTGAACACGTTTATTCAGGCTGGCCTGTTTATTCATCTTCTGCTGGATCTGATCGTAGCCATCCTTTCCTTTATCGATTAGTGCATTGACCACCTGAAGGGTTTCGGCATCATCACCAAATATTGCCTTAAGTACACCTGTTCGCTTAACGTCGGTCAGTTTTCGCAGCTTTGCCAGTTGCCTGAACATGTTATCAAGACCGCCAAAACTTCCTTTGCCGTCAGTAAAATCGAGCTGTACCCCGAGTTTCTGGCGGGCCATGATTTTATTGACGTCCCTGATTTTCTTAACGCTTAATCCGGACTGGATAACTTTTCGCAGGGCATTACCTGCCGACTCCCCGTTCATCCCCATCTGATCCATCATGACGCTGATGGGGGCAAGGCTCTGTGCAGCCTGAAGACCGTCCTTGTTCACCATCTTCAGAACAGAACTGGTTTTAGTGAAGAAGGACAACATGTTGGTATCGTCAACGCCCAGATAAAACGCCTTCTGGATAGTGTCGAACAGCCCCATCATGTCTTCTGACGCCGTTCCGGTAGCATCCTGCATCTTTGCAGCAAACTCAGCAGCCGCTTCCGGTGTTTTTTTCAGTTGTACCGCAAGATAAGCTGTCGCTTTACCCACACCGCCAAGAATGTTTTCTGCCGGGATCCCCTGACGCACCAGCATCTGCATCATGTTCTGGAAATCAGCCGTTGTACCGGGTAGCTGGTTACCCAGGCCAATAGCCAGTTTATTGATGTCCTGAAAGCTCTTTCCAACCTCGCCATTCGCATCCATCATGGCGACTTTCAGCCCGGTGGCGGCGTTTTCCTGATCGGCATAAGATTTCAGGGAAAGCGTCAGACCCGCTGCCAGTCCGCCACCAAGCGCCAGCCCACCCTGTGACGCTTCTTCCGCCTGGCGTTTAAATCCCCGGATTTTCTTTTGCATTTTCGACAGCGCGGGAGAAAGCCTGTCGACACCGGTGATCAACGCCTTAAGCTCAAATTCAGCCATGTGTGCGTTTCTCCTGCTCTATCCTGTTTGCCTGACTGACCAGCAAGGGAATTTCACTGATCGGCATATTCAGCAATTCGAAGGGATTAATGCGCCAGTAGCTGGCGCAATCAAAGAAGCGATCAGTAAGGTATTCAGCCGTCAGGCCTGGAGGAAAAACCCAGCCACAAGCCACGCCGCTGCATTCAGGTCTGCCGGAGACATCTGGTCGACAGAGCTTTGCGGCACTTTCGCCAGCCGCACAATATATTTCGATACCACATGCGCCAGAAGTCTGACGGACTCATCCTGATTCATCTGGTAGGGATACCCCAGCTCGCGGACATCTTTCCCGGTGGGCTCATCAAACTCCAGTACGGAGAGTGTCTCGCCATGAGCGGTAATCGGTTTCTTTAACTCAAGCTCTTTCATTACTGGTAATCCCCTTCTTCACCGTGGAACTCAAGATCGACCGTGCCTTCTTCGGCATTATGGTTCGCTTCGCCGTGCAGCCAGGCAGACGACAGTACATAGACCTGACCGTTCGCCAGCTCGGCAGTGATGGTCATCTCATCAGACGAGGTGATTTTGCTCACCGGAAAATTCTTCGGCACCTTGAAGGTCCCTTTGACATAAGGCGCACGGTGAGTTTCCTTGCGGTCCACTGAACCGTCCAGGCCGATGATGTCATCATTGACCGTCCTGTTCATGGGCACCTCAATGCCGCCGGTCAGCGATAGCTGCTGACCGTCAATTTTGAAATAACAGGTTCCCCCGATACGGGCCATTATGCAGACTCCTCTGAATACTGAAGACGGAACTGGTTAACCACGGCAAAGACACGCAACTGGTTAACATAGTCAGGCGGGAACAGCGTGTTCAGGCGGTTCGGATCGCTGGCATCACGCTCCACAACCAGGTACTGCTTGAACAGTTCGTAGTTTTCCACGATCCCCGCACGCTCGAGCTGACGGTAGGTTGCCAGCAGTTCCCCTTTGATCACCGCCGGGGTGACAATCGCCTGACCGGGACCAAAGCGGGTACCGTCACAGGCAAGCTTGTGACGCCCGTACTTACTGGTAATGACGGATTTCAGTTTGCGCAGTACATACGCACTGGTATGCAGCGTCTCGCTGTCGAGGTAGCTGTTATCCGCAACCCCGTAAGCATTTTTCCTGTACGTGGTGACATCACGCTGAATGCGCAGCACCCCGCTTTCGACATACGCCGTTGCCACGCCATGAGACAGCAGGGTCTGCTGCTCGGTCATCGTGAACCGTTTCCCCTTCGGCGCAGGCAGCATACCCACCAGCTCACCGGTCTGCGTGGGACGTGCCGGATCGTTGCGGATAAACACCGCTGCGCGGGCGGTACGGCTTGCCGCCAGCTCGTCGGCAGGCGTCTGGGTCTCTTTTTCGTACCCCGCCAGGGTGATGTGCTGCTGGTTAAACTGGTCACCTGCGGTCACCAGTTCTGACAGCGTGCCGATCTTTGCCGTATACACATGACCATACAGCTGACGCGCATAGCTCCAGCGACCGCTGGTATCGTTCATCTCGGTCACCAGCGTGTTAACGGAGGCCGTGTCGTTGAACGGCAGACCGATATAATCAAACGGCTCATCCGCCATTGCAGCCACCGCACCGGTGAGAACCGGAGCGCCCGTTCCGGCGGTCCCCGTCGCCACGGCAATCTGTACACCCGCTGGCAGCACTTCGCCCCCACCAAAGCCGTAGTAATTGAGGCTGACAGGAATTTCATTCCCGCAAAGCCCCTTATGACGCGCGGTCAGTGTGACCACGCCTGCCGAAGATGAGGCCGTAAACGGCAGGGCCGGAACGGCATTGATGGCATCTTTGATACTGCTGGCAATCGTCGTGACGTTATCGCCGTTGGTCACCGGTGCCTGCACGCGGGTACGTCCCACATACACATTCACCGTGCCGGTTTCGGTTGCTGCTCCGGTCACCGTCAGCGTAACCGTTGCCGCCGCGCCTGTGGCTTCCGGAACGGCAATCACATACAGCTCGCCAAACGGGTCGGTCTGGCGATAAGCCTCGACCATACGCGCCAGCTGACTTCCCGCACCACAAATCTGGCGTGCATAGTCTGCCGACGGCATCAGCACCAGACTGTTGGCAACAATCTCTGCACCGTTATTGGCGTGACCAATCAGCAACGATGCCCCGCTGTCCTGTGCAGTATTCGCCGCCGAGTTATCCATTTCCGCATAAAACAGCGGAACCAGCGTATTCGACGGAATGGTGTTAAAGCTTATCGTCATCGGTGTTCACCTTTTTATTCACGCGCCGGATATCACCCGCTGCTTCACGGCGCAGCCAGTAGTTGTTCTCGTCAACATTTCGCCCTTCGGCGGGCAAAAGGTCACCGCGGGCAGGGTCAGGCACTGACCGCCCTTTAACAGGTTTCACAAACATGAAGATTCTCAGGAAGGAAGGGTTATTTCGGTGTGATGTTCGATATCGCCGTCAGGCCCGTTACCGGGATCGAGATAATCAACATCAATCGCCAGCGTTCGCAGTTCATCCAGATTGTTCAGCTCATCCTGCTGGCGGGTATCGTCTTCGGTCAGCTCGCTGATGACCGAAAAATCGAACTGATAAATCAGCTCATGACGATTCAGATCCAGCAGCGTGCCGCCGTCATAGGTAATCGGGTTACCGCACGCTTCCGGGTTCCAGCCCAGCAGGGCCTTAAAGAGCATCTGCCGGACATCGTCCACCACATCATACGAGGCAAACTGACCGCGCTCATCACGCCCGTTACTCAGTATGACAACCACGGAGAAGCCCTCTTTCAGCTCCTGCCAGTAGTCGGTCTGGCTTTTGTTTTCTCCCGGAGAGTCATCACCCGGTACCACATACGCCGCCGGGAGTCTCAACTTTCCGACCTCCGGCAGATTTTTGAACTGTGCCGCGCCTGCCACCCGGTTTTCAAAATACGGGCAGCGGGCACGCAGCGCAGCAATAACAGGCGTCAGTTTCATCTGCGTCGTCGCTCCGGCTTCAGTGATTTACGCAATTCCCGCGCCAGAAAATAGCGTGTCCAGCTGCGGTTCTTTTCAAGCGTTTCCACCATGAAGTTATTACGTGGAGCCAGTCGCCAGCCGCTGCCACCGGATGCACCACGATGATGGCTGCGACGACGCTTTGCCCCTCGCCTCACGCCATAGAACAAAAAAGCCGGATAAAAATCACCGGTGATACGGCGGTTTCCCTCTCCATTACGCTGGTTAGGGGCTATACGTGCCATAAAACCAGGGCGATGTTTACTGGCTCTGGGTACCATGTAACCAATCGAACGTGCCAGGCGTCCGGTCTGATAACCGGGGTTTTCACCCGGTGCCGACCGCGCACGGCGCATCACCAGCCGACGGGCATCACGCATATGACGCTGACCAATCGTGACAAACGCCCGCCGGACACGGGCGCGGTTAAAGCGCATCTCCGCGGGCTGCTGAAAATCAACGTGCAAAAAGGAAGTCGTCATTGTTGCCTCCGTGACTCTGCCTACATTCGCCCAGCTCCGTACACTCCAGCAGCAGAAAGCGCCGCGCCCCGTTCAGATCGCGCTGACGTTTCACCCGGTACACACTGTCACCGCAGACCACCTCATAATCAGCGGTGATCCCCCGGCGGTAACGAATGGTGATGTAATGGGTGATGGCGTCCCCGGTCTGCGCGGTTTCCTGCCAAGTGGTGGCACTGGTCTGGACAACCTTCGCCCATGTCCGGAACGCAACCGGGTATTGAGGCTCCACGCCAAAGTTATCCGCGGGCATATCCACCCGCTGGCGGATCAGGACGCGTTTATTCAGTTCACCGGGGTCCGGCAGAATGTAGGTTGCGCTGGTCTGCGCCTGACGAATTTTCATTGCGGGAAATACCTGTACGGGCCGACAAGCCAGTTAAAGCTCATTGGCAACTCCATTTTCTCAACGTCTGTAACCGACGAGCGATTTTCGTAAAAATGGCTGATAAGCATCAGCATCCCCAGACGAATATCATCCGGCAGGTGCAGCCCGTCCGGATCGCTGTCCGGAATGGTTTCATCCGGTGCATAGAGCGTCCGGTTCAGATACGTTTCCGTCCGCTTTTGTGCCGCACAGGCCAGCAGTTGCAGATGGCGGTCATCAGTATCGAAATCCTCATCCAGCCGGAGTTGGGCTTTAATCTCTTCCATTGTCAGAAGCATGCTCAGCCCTCTTTACTGGTCGTGGCTTTTTTCTCTTTTGCCGCTTTACTGCTTTTTGCACTGATTCCGCGCTCTGCTAACCCGGCCTGAAGTGCAATCTCCTGCACACGGGCAGGAAGCGCCCCGTCGTCATACTCACCGGCCAGAATGACCTCAACACGCATACCGTCCGGTGACCATTTCAGATCTTGTTTCAGGATCATGATTCTTCACCCGTCAGAACAGGGGGCGCGGTTCCGCGCCCCTGAGTGATTACGCCGCTGCAATCTTCAGCAGTTTGATGGCCTGCGAATCGACCAGCATCCCGCCGGTGCGCTTGGTGGTATAAAAACCGACAAACGGTTTATTGGTGTACGGGTCACGCAGAATGCGGGTGCCGATACGGTCAACGATGGTGTAACCCCGTTTGAAGTTACCAAATGCAATGGCTTTCGCATCAGCGGCGATATCCGGCATCTGTTCGTTTTCAGCGATACCGTAACCCGCCAGAGAGGACGGCTGCCCCAGTTCCAGCCCCGGACGCCACAGATAGTTACCCTCGCTGTCTTTAAGCAGACGGATGGCAAACAGGCTGTTGTTGTTCATCATGAACTTCGCGCCAGTGCGGTGTGCCTTACGCAGCGTGTAAATCAGTTTGATAATGGCGTCTGCGGTCACCGCAGTCGCTTCGCCGGATACAATATGCTGAAGTTTGCCGAACGCCCGGACCTTATCGGTTTCATCCGTGGATTCATACGCCAGGAACCCTTTCGGCTTCTTGATGCCATCGCCGGAGGTAAAGGCAATTTCTTCCTGTTCAGCAAATTCGGTTGCCAGCTCGCTGTTGATCCAGGCCTCCACGTTGAAGAAGGCATCGTCCAGCATTTTCTGGGTAGCCTGCGGGTTGCCGTAGATTTCCCCCATGAGAGGTTCAATCAGCTCCAGTCTGGAGGTGGCAGTCTGGGATCGCGTATCCGTTTCCCCCACCCATCCGGAAGCCGTGCCGCCCAGATTCACCAGTTTTTTGTAGTCGGAACCGCCAACGGTGATCACCGTGGCTTCCTGACGCATCACCACTTCATCTTTCAGCAGGTTGAGAATGTTGCGATCCAGTTCTTCCGGCACGGCGTAGCCACCGTCTTCATCGGTGCCCACCTGCAATGCCTTACGCTCCAGATCGCGCAGACCGTCTTCACGGCCTTTACGCAGGAAGCCCACAAAAGCCTCTTTATGCTCAGTGGCCAGTTTATTTTGCACACCACCTGCCGGACGTTTCAGCTCAAGCAGCTCTTTTTCAAGGTCGCTTTTGAGATTTTCCAGCTCGCTGAGTTTCCCGTTCAGGGTTTCCACCTGCCCGGCAAGTTTGCCTTTTTCCTGCTCAATCGCATCCACGCGCTTGTCGTTCTTTGCTTTGAAGTCGTCAAACTTCTGCTGCAGCTCCTGCGCGACCTGTTCCACATCTTTAATATCAACCGCCATCGTATTTCTCCTGATTAGAAGTTCAGATTTTTCAGTGCATTCAGTGCAGAGCCCACATCCTCAGCGTCGCGCAGGGACAGTGCGCCATAGCCCCCGGCCATGAATGCTTTGGCCTGGGTACGGGAGAGTCCGACATCACGCAGGACTCTTTCGATTTTTTTCTGTTCGGGGATTTCACCGCGGGCCAGCGCGTTCTTGACGTCGCTGATCCGCGCCTCGTCGTTAGACGGGAACGTCACCAGACTGACTTCCCAGAGGTCGATTTCTTTCAGCAGAAAGGCTTCTTTGCTCCGGTCGTATTCCCAGTCTTTCAGGACGTACCCAATAGAAAGGCCGGTTAACGAACCGGCCTTCATGTGTGCATGTGCGCGTTTTGCGAGGGGATCATCATCAATAAGCAACCGCCCCCTGACGTAAAGCCCGACATCGTCTTCCTTCATTTCGGTGTAAACACCGATGGGCTCATCCATGCGGTGCTGCCAGAGCAGCGCAGGTAACGCTTTTCTGTCACTCCACGCCCGCAGGGAAGCAGCAAATGCCCCGGACATCACCACATCATCGTGGCTGTCCTTTACACCAAAGACGGAGCCATATCCTTCAAACTCACCGGAGTCACTGACAGATTTCAGACTCAGCGGTACATCAAGACGTTGTTTCGTCTGCATTGGCGTTATCCTTCTGCTTACCGGCTTTACTGCCATCGGAGGGTTTCGTGGTCATATTCATCGGTGTGAGATAGACATCCCCACCGGGACGCGGATTCATATCTTCCAGGTCGCGGCAGTCATTGGGAGAGTAAATTCCCCAGTTGATCCCGGTGGCGTAGGCTTCAAAACGGGACTTCATATCCCCGCGCAGTAACGCCCCGGCGTTAAATTTGGCGTAATAAACGCCCTGCTTACTTTTTCGAACCAGTCCGGTGTTGATCCGCTGCTCGATGCGGGTCAGATACGGCACCAGTGAATAGTTGATAAATCCCAGCCCCAGCTCTTCGATATTGTTGAAGGTGGCGCGATCGGTGTTCTGCACCATGTGCAACGGCACCCGGAACAGACGACAGATTTCTTCAAGCTGAAACTTGCGGGTTTCCAGGAACTGGCTGTCCTCGGCGTTCAGCGCCATCGACTTCCAGTCCAGCCCCATCTCAAGGATCATCGGGCGGTGAGCATTGCCAAGCCCGGTGTGACGCTCCTCAAAATCTTTCTTCAGGCGCTCGTAAGCCTGATCTGACAGCGTCTGCTCTGTACGCAACACACCCGACGTCACCGCGCCATTGCTGAACAGTCTGGCCCCGTGCTCTTCGGTCGCTGCCGCCAGCGATATTGCCTCGCGGGCATAGGCGATGGGATTCAGCCCCACCAGTCCGTCCAGCGTCAGCGTGCGCACATGCCAGATATCCTCCTGGCTCAGTACATCCGTGGAGCCATCCGGGAATGTGACCTGATAGACCGGCTCCCAGCTACTGTTAAGCTTCGGTACCACACAGCCGGGATCGACGGGCAGCAGTTCAGCCACTTCGCCAAATGCTTTCACTTTGTAGGCGTAAAAGTTTCCCCGCAGGCACAGACAGGTGACCACCAGCTCCCAGAACTCCTGCGGCGTCATATAGCCATTGGGATGCGTGGAGATCAGCTTATGCAGACGTTCGCCAGTGGCTCTCTGCTTCAGGCTGCCGTTCAGGTGATACAGGTTGCAGGGCAACATCCCGACCGACTCCGCCAGCACCCTGACGCAGGAAAAAACCGCCGTCAGTCGCATGGCCCGCTGACTGCTGATCTGCTTTCCGGTATAGGTGTCGTAGGACAACCCGATAGCATCCGCCAGCTCTGCTGGCGTGGTCACCGGTGCGTCACTTTTTCGTTGAAATAATCCCGAAAAGAACACTATTTACCTCCGCCGACAGCCGACTGTGTACGGTCGAGATATCGCGCCACCAGCCACGACCAGAACAGACACAACGCCCCGGCAACAACAAACCCCGCCGGGGGATAAATCAGCCAGGCACCATACGCCAGCAAAAGCGCCCCCAGCACGCCCACCAGAGGCGCGAGAATCAGCATGATCATAATTACCTCAGTTAAAGCGAGCGGATCCCATAGGACTCAATGTGGTCAGACAGCGTGTCTTCTTTCTCGTACAGCATGGCTCTGCCAACCGCCATAATCAGCGCAACTGCACCATCGATTTTGTTTTCCGCCTGCTCTTTGACGGGCTTCACTAAATCATCGTTACCTGGCATGTTTTTGCCGACCACATTGCCGATACACCAGGTCATGATGGGATTGCCGTCATGATGAAAGCGTCCCGATTCAATCGCTGCCTCCAGCTCTTTCATCGGGTCGGACATATTGGCGAAGTTCTGGACGATAGTAACGGGATTCAGGTCTTCATCAGCAAGGTCATGTGACAGCCCGGTCGCTCCGAAAGGGTCGATGGGTGACTCACTGACCGGGCTGATTTTGTTCGCCGCTTTGGCCTCTTCGAGGATGTAGCGATAATCCACCTCTGCACCATCGGTAACGGTCAGAACGCCCATTTCCACCCATTTCTGAAAGCGTTCGGCTGTCCGGCGATCTTCATTTTTCTCGACGCTGTACACCGTGTCATACGGTACCCAGAAACGCGGGGCCACACTGTAGTAATGCGTTTTACCGTCAATCTCGCGGGTATAAAGTCGCGCCATGCTGTTCATATCCAGCTTACGCGCCAGGTCAAAGGCCAGAATGCACGGCTGCCCCTCGAACTGCTCAAGAGTCAGTGATTTATCCTCGCAGCTCTGCCAGCTCACCAGGTTGAAATACGCCGAACGCGCCGACACCCAGATATTGAGGTGTTTTGTTTTAAAGACGTTTGCCAGACGGGCGTTATTTTTCGCACGCTGCTGCTGACTTAACAAAAATTCGCGATAAACCGACACGCCAATATTTGGATTGGCTTTTTCCAGCACCTGCGGGTCGGTCCAGTCGTCACCTTCATCAACGGTATAGATGATCCCGAACAGTTCATCGTTAGGCACCGAGCCGTTGAGCATCTCGATGACTTCCCGCCGCTTGTCGTAGCACGGCCCCTCAATGTTGTACCCGGCGGTGGTGATGGCCCACATCAGTGGCTGACGTCGCGCCCCCATCCCGGTAAGCATTGTGGTATAAAGCGCATCGGTGGCATGCTCGTGATATTCATCAACCACGGCACAGTGGGGTGATGAACCATCACCTGGGTTGCCGATCAGCGGTTCAAACCGCGCGCCATCCTCCGGACGGTTCATGTTTGAGGCGTTAACCTCAATCCCGAACGCTTCCGTCAGCATGGGTGTGCGTTTACACATCAGTCGCGCCGGGCGAAAGACTTCCCACGCCTGTTTCTCTGTCGTGGCACCGGAATACACTTCCGCGCCAAACTCGTTATCACAGGCAAAACAATACAGGGCAACACCGGCAGAGATTGCTGATTTGCCGTTCTTACGGGGGATTTCGGTGTACACCTCCCGGAAGCGGCGCAACCGGGTGCCTTTATTGACCCAGCCAAACGCACAGCAGATCACAAATAGCTGCCACGGCTCCAGCGTGATGGGCATCCGTTTGAATGCCCACTCCCCCTTGGTGTGCGGCAACAGCTGAATAAATTTCGCGGCCCGTTCAGCCAGGTCCTTGTCGAAGCGGTAACGAAACGACTTACTTTTTTCCGCCATCAGGTCATCAAGATGGCGCTGGCAGGCCTGAATCACAAACTGGCAGGCAACAATCTTTCCGCGCACGACATCCCGGGCATACTGATTTGCAGCATTTACGTTGGGGTAAGATTTCCGGCTCATGATTCGATGATTTTCAGAAACGGGTTAGTGGCTTTCTTCTTCCCCGCCAGGCCAATCAGACGCTGGCGGCTGCTGGGGTCGAGTCCGAGCATTGCCCCCGTACTGCTCATCTCGGACTCCTGTTCTTTTTTGGCAGTCAGCTCCGGATTTTTGACCATACCGCCCATTGCACCGGTGATGGTGTTGCCCTGTCTGGCAATATTTTTCACGGCACGTCGCCAGAACTCGTAGGCCACGCACCACCGCTCAAGCACCGCAAGGTCAGTCACGCACAGCAGGCCCTGACCGCAGAGTTCTTTAGTTGTCAGTTGCCACATGATCGTAGCGAGAGGGAGATCTTCTTCAGCGAACCACTCCGGTGGCTCAACACCTTTGATGGGCGTAAAAACAGGTTCATCTTTATTCAGGGCTCGCTTGCCGGGGTTTCCGGCCAGCGCCTTGCGCGCCGTTGGCTTGGGGCGACGCCCGGAACCCCCCGCCGTTCCAGCCATATGCGGCACTCCTGGTTAAATTTCATTTTTCGCGGGTATAAAAAAACGATGGGGCGGGCAGTCCGGAAGGCGCGCGGTCGCAGAGATTTGACCTCCCCCTCCCCAGTCTGATGATGACATTAATTATCACTTGAGCCGCTCACGCGCGGTCTTCGCTGCGTGACACGACCAGCACAGGCTTTCAAGGTTGCTGTCTTCATCAGTACCGCCGTGGGCCTTCGCCTTGATGTGGTCCACGCAGGACGCCTGCTTCACTATCGCCTGCCGTAGATGGTTCTGACACAGCCCTTTGTCGCGCTTAAGTATCCGCTCCCGGATGACTTCCCACTTTGTTCCGTATCCTCGCTGCTGCCGTGATTGACCAGGCTTGTAGGACTTCCAGCCTTCACCTTTGTGATTTTCACAGTAGCCAGATGGGTCTGTTGTGGTGTTGCGACAGCCGCGAACACGGCAAGCCTTTGGTGTGCGCGGTGGCATATTCACTCCCTAAAAAACGTATAGCATTATCGCAGACACTTAATGAATGCCTGCTGAATGCCACTAATCGTCGAGTTGCAATACACCGTGCTCAAGTGACTCTGAGTAAGCGATCAGCCCTGTGTATTCAGGGATAATCTCGCCATCATCCGCTTCGAATTCCGGGATTGTACCAGTGGTGATGGTGTATTGGGGCTGACCATCTTCTTTCGCGAATGCTGCTAGGTCTTCAATCTGCTTAGCTGTAAGAACTACTGTCATGCTCATACCTCAGTTGTTAAAAAGCCCCGCTATTGCGAGGCTATGATTGACTAAAGTGATGCTGTCAGGTGTGGGTCCAAATGAATTTAACAATCCCAATAATGCTAGCCAGAACGCCAAAACCAAAAATAAATTGACCACATACCCCTATGATTCCCGATGCAATGGCACCGGCATTTGTCTGAGCATTTTCGTTTATGCTCGCCCCCACTAGATACATAATCAAACCAACTATGAGAGATGCGATAATCCAATGTTCCACTGCTAATACAATTACAATGCTCAAAATATCTGCTAAACCATCACTATGACCACTCACTGCATATCCTTGCTTTGACATTTGAAAAATTCATCACTGGATTATAATTGTTTACACCCTTCATAGTCGTTCGAATATGATAAAAAATCAATTGTGGGGGATAGCGTTATTTGACTCTCTCAACGAGTCGTAAATACGTTCACACGTCATCCCGGCGGTGTAGCGTTCGTCAGCGATTCCAGCATAACGTTTAGCTTCTGCTGCAATATCTCCGAGCATGTCGGCGAACATTCCGGCGTCAGCGTCGGTTGTTTTGCTTCGGACGGCAGCGGCAAGATCAGCGGTGTGCTTTGCGGCGTCCAGGCGTGCGGCAAGCTTTGTTGCTTCGGTACGCAACTGGCTAACAGTGGCAGACAGGCCAGCAGCAGTGGCAGCAGATTTAGCGGCTTGTGCTTGTGCATCTTTTACAGCCTCATCACGGGCAATTATGCGCCCTTGTTCAATCCAGCGTGCGGCAGTCTGCGCGTTCGCTTCCTGTGAAGATTCCATGCTATTGTGGTCAGCCCACTTCTTTTGCCAGCCCCGCTCACTCCAGATGTTCCCGGCAAGAAATGCACCAGCCAACATCAGCAAAACAATGATTGTTTTCCACCGCGCCTGAACAAAAGCAAAGACCGCTGTCATACCAGCAACGCCGCCCGCGCTTTGTTATAACGACTATTTCTGTCAGCCAGTCCATTCTGGCCACCGTTGATGATCTGCGTTACACGGACAACATCACCTGAATACATCAGACAACCACGTAATGTGAAATACCATGCAGCAGAACGGGCTGCATGTTTCTCCTGTGTCAGCAACTCTGGTGTGCTGATCAGATCCAACTTCAGCGCCGCACCGCATTTGGCGTAGTTCTCGCGGCCGGTGATTTGAAGCAGGCCACGACCGCGATATTTCCAGCCGTCACCCTGGCTGTTATTCCCCATGCGGTCACCATATACCAGATTGGCTATTTGCGGCTGGTGGGCTACCTGCTTACCATCGACACGCCCCAGCATTTCACACTGATAAGGCGTCAGGCGTTTACTAAAGGTTTTCTTCAGCCCGTCTACCGAGTAGTTGAAGCTTTCCACCAGCGAGGTAAAACCAGCAGATTCATGCCCAACTTGTGCAATGAACATGGCCTGATCGTTAACTGCTGTGATTCCAAACTCTTTCATTGCAGCATCAATGTGCGGAAACCAGCGCGCAGCCAGCCCGGCGCTAATACCAGCCGCCTTTTGAAATAATTGTTGGTTCATTAGTGCCTCAGATGATCAACCAGACGTGCAACGTTGCCTCTGACGGCCACCAGCACGGAAAGAAAAATAGTATTCGCCACGATAATGAGCCATGAGGAGTGAGGATAAATCCCACAGAGATAGGCCAACGGAACAGCACTGTATGTAACAGTAATCAGCCAGGCTAAACGTGAAACCCAAGGACGATGCCGCGAATCACCACGACGATAAAACATCAGAGTAATAACAACACAAGCACATAACAGCGCATTAATAGTTGCTGTCGGGTCATTTAGCTCCACCTGAACCTCCCCGGCGCGTTATGAGCCCCCCCAGGGAGCCGATATCCTGATTATTCAGGAACGTCAGGATTTTAACGGCTAAAGCAGAGACGATTACGGCACCAATAGCATCCAGAGGTTTATCACTGTATCCGGTCAAGTTTGCCAGCTTGGAGCCAACCAACCCAGAGCAAAGGATCCCAGCAATATATGACACGATAAAATATGCCAGTCGACGCGATGCACTCAGATCTGCTGCTGTTGCTATATAGAATACAGCCCCTGCAAATGCGCCAAATACAACGCCGTAATCAGTTCCGGTCAGCAGTCCATAAATACTAGCGCCCGTTAGGGCTCCACCAGCTAACCCTGTGCCGGAAATCGGATCGGACATTAGCCACCTCTTATTGCAGTGAGTCCTCTCAGAAATAGAAATGAGAGGAATAAAAAAGGCCACCATTTGGCAGCCATAGAATTGATGTAATTATAACTAATTCATTAACTATTTCTTAATGATGCTATTTAACATTTCTAATGCAAAAAGCAACATGGAGCTAATAAAATATAATATAACCGCACTGGCAATCGCTCCAATTATAGCCTGGACACTCCAGTGAAAGTAATTTTTACCATTAATAACAAACTTAACACTAGGAAACAAAAAGTCGATAAGCTTAATTATTAATGGAATAGCAAAGCTCCATAAGTTCGAAAACAAAATAAAGATACAAATAAATGATAAAGCAAATGCACCATCGATTGATAGTTTTGGCGCCAGTTTTGAGGCTGTCCATAAGCTAAGCAAAAAGCCAACTGTCACACCTGAAATCTGGATACTTAACATAGTCCAAGCTGTTCTAAAAAATCTAAATTTATTTTTGCACTTGTTAAGTAAATCCTGAATCGTAATCCATAACGAGTCAACCCACTCATTATCTTCCGATGCTACAATCATTGTGCTGCTATTTGAATTCCTCTCATCAATTCGTAGCTCCATCCAAGATCCATTCATCCTGTTAGACTGTCGACTTTGATAAGTTTCAATAGTAAAAATTATTTGATCAATCCTAGTGGCCTGTCTAAAGTATTTCACAAGCTCACCGATAGAATCAACTTTATATCCCTTACCATCGAACAAAATAAAAAAAACACATTGGGCACAAACTTCCCTACTTTCCTTTTGAGCTTGCTCATTCATTTTAACGCAGCGTTCGACAATTGCCGTGCTTAAGCTAATCAAGCTATCTTCATTTATAGAAACACCTGAAATATTCTTGCTTCTGTAAAAATATGACACTTTCGATTCCACTCCGCACCAGTCTCGATTTAGCGCAGGTTAACATAACCACTTCATTGGTAGAAGAAAAGAACTCTTCTTGTCAGAAAGCTACTGTGATATCCCTAAACCTGCAGATGATACAGAACAAAATTTAAGCATCAATTGTAGGCGATTTTAAATTCACTTTACAGTTTAGGCTGCCAATTGGCAGCCGATTGAAGCAGAAATCAATGAGTGCTCATCGATGAATTTTTTTCAGCGCCAATCTCACTCAAAAAAGCAAAACCTTTTGACGTTATCTCATTAGCAATCAATCCACCTTCGGCAGATTTGCTTCGTATAACATCGATAAAACCTATATCAGCAAGATCTGAAATAGCAAAATTAACCTCTTTTGCTGAGAGATGAGGTAATGATGCAGCCTGAATTCTAGAATCCTTTGGCTGCAATTCATTCACTCGACGTAGTATTTCAAGATGGATAGAGGTCAGTTTCATAATGTTCTCCTGTTTTTAATGTTGTTTTACAGAAAACATTATAACACATTGATTTTGATGTAGATTGAATAGAAAAAAACCATAAAAAAACCTCGCAATAGCGAGGTCGTAAAAATCGTTCAACGATAGATACACAAGCCCCATCGTTGAGAAAATCTTATCCATATTTTTTGAGAAACACAAGCATTATGTCGTTATCTTCGGCGAAAATCGCTTATCTCGTCACCCTTCTCAATTGTGCTTCAGCGTAAGCTTCCTCCTGCCAGCACTTTGTAACCAGTTTATCAATGACATCTGCATATCCTTTGTACCACTGATAATCCGTCAGGTCTGGTACCAGCTTCTGGACATGAAGCCGCGCCAGTGTGGTTGGTAAACGGCTAAACCGGTTTCCATTGCAACGCCCACAAATCTTATAAACAGGCGTGCCATGAAGCCGGGTTCTTTTTTCATCCAGGACAATACCTTTACCCTTACACCCTCTGCACGCTGTGCTGACTTCTCCCTTACCATGACAATGCTGACATAGTTCCTTCACCCACTCTTCCTTGATAACAGACTCCCCGCTTCTGGAGTGTTTCACCACTTCGCGCAATACATTATGAAATCCAGTACCAGCACAATGCTCACAGCGAGCCTTACTTGCCGCAGACCTGGAATAATCAGCAAAGGCAAAATTCACAAGGTAAGGAATGATCTGTAGCCGGGTTTCTTCACTCAATTTGTTCAATGTCGGGTTATCCAGTGCCATCGCGTAATTGAGCAGACCTTCAATCGCAAACTGAGGATCCTGAACACCAACTTTTGCCAGGAATAAGGAAAACCCAAGCGGTGCTTTCGACTGCACCATCCCCTGCGCAGCCATCACATCTGTAATTGTTAAACCACCCGAGCCTGTCGCCGGTGCGTCATCACTCAATTTTGGAGATTTTGGGGAGTAATATTTTGGTAAGGCTTCAAGGTTCATGCTCGTTCTCCACTTACGCCAGTACGCCTATTGCCAGCGCACGATCGATAAAACGAAATATCAGCTCCAACTGGGAGCCATACATCTCTTCAAATGCCACGGTACCCGCATGCAGCTCGTCGTGATGCTTTCTGCACAAAGGCAGCACGAAGAGGTCATGCGCTTTTGTACCCATTCCCCCCTGACCGTGGCCTATCAGGTGGTGGGGATCATCAGCAGGCTTTCCACAACATGCACACGGCTGTGTCTTAACCCAGCGCGTGTACTTTTCATTAACCCAGCGGCGACGTTTTGGGCGTAACATAAAAGACTCCGGCGACTCCGGATCCACTTTCAGCGCCAGCACCTTTTTCGCCTTATCCTGGATGATGCTGGTGGCAGGAACCGAAGGCACAAGGTCACTTTCCCGGGTAACAGACGGCACAACAGGCTTCGGTAATCTCAGTGCCTTACGGGCTGCACTTTCCGGTAAGGCATCCGCCAGATCATTACGAATCAGCCACCAGCACAGTTCCGGCATTGTCACAACGTGACTGTCATCAAAACCGAGATCCCGACGCACGACAGATAACACCCACCGGACACAGTTATCCGTTGCCATTGATTCCAGCCGTTCCGTGAACTGATCGCGCAGCTGGTTATCGCAGTGCCAGCACAGACGGATTGCGCCCGGCGCGTGTCGCATTGTGGTCATGTTCTCGCTGTGCCAGTCGGAATGAGGCCACTGGCAGCCTTTTTCACGAAGTAACCAGCTTTCAAGACATTCCACGCCACCAGCACGACGGATCACTGCCTCATTGCGGAACACGGCCCGAACGGCAGGATCATCCGCCAGCGGTTGTGATGCCGCCGGAACGGCACCACTGGCGAAAGATGAATAACGTTCCGGCTCAGGCTCCAGCAGGACACGCCCCTGCATAAACAGGGGCATCAGCTCTGAACCTGGCCTGAACAATACGATCCCCATACGCGGGGCAATTTCAGGGGTCAGTAGTGCTCTCACGGTCACCTCAATGAACGGTATCGAGCAGCTTTAACAGCTCAGGGAATCGGGATTCGAAGAAATGCGGCTGCGTCTCGCGCGGATTTGCAGGACTGGTGATGTTCTTGCCGAACATGCAGCCTTTCGCCGTCAGCGACCAGAATTTTTTGATGTTGTTAATCGCGGTACGGCTGTATCGTTCGCGCTGCTCGACGATCCCCAGCTTCACCATCTGATGATATGCCTGATTAGCTGTCAGGCGGATACCATACTGCTTCAGCAGTGCACTCAGTGACAGCGTGGGGCGGCTTGAGCCATCAGGCGCGTCAGCAGGAGCATCAATGGCATAGCGCGGTGCCAGATTCGGTAAGCCAACAGCCTCCTGGAGTTTCTGACAGGCCCCAAGCACTGAAGAGTTAGACAGGTTTAACTCCCTGCGCATAAAGTCCAGCAGAATCACTCCAGCCTGCATCTTGTCAGCAGCCTGCCCGGATAATTTTTCCGGTGCGCTGGTTACCATATCGAAAGTACGGATCACCTTCAGATGGAATGACGGGCTGATCCACATTGCATAGGCATACACCAGTTCTTTGCAGACATACGTCCCCTGGTTATTTCCGCCATTAATGACGCTAACTGGTTGATTTTGTTCCAGAGGCGGAATTCCACCCTCGGTGAAAAGTTGTTCAATCAATTCACAGGTTTGCTTATTGGAGAGCCAGTATTTCGGGCGGTTTTTTTGTTCTCCCCCGGCTGCCCTGTGCAGATCGTTCAGGCTGTAACGCCCATAAGCATCACGACGAACTTCAATACCATCAATGACCATCAGATTATTCATACTTCGTTTCTCCTCTTAATCAGGCGGCTGCACCCGCCGTTTTCTCGTACTTACTGATAGTGATCTCGACCTTCCCTCCCGGGATAACCGATCCCCACTCAACCAGCATTCTTTTCACCTGACTGTCGTCTTCCCACACACCCGCGTGGGTCAGGGCGTCAAACAGCGCCTTGTTATAGTTGTCCAGATCGCGGATCCGGTTATCCGGAGGAAACAACACGATCTCCACTGAAGCAGGTGCCGACGTTGGTTTTGGCAGACGACGTAACTGCTCAACTATTGCTGCACACGCCGCGCTCTGGAATTTGCGCCCCGCCGCGCTTATCAGGCTCTTACCTGCAAACGCCCCTTTGTTGGGGTGTCGCCAGTACGTGTTCACGCTGGGCGGGAAAGGCAGGATCAGCTTCATACTTTCAGGCCCCTCTCATGTAACCAGTGGGCTGCACGCAGCCTGGCGTTTTCCTCACCGACAAGCAGTGAGCGGATAATCCCGACCGCCTCGCTGTCGTCGTCCTTCACCGCGGTATGAAGCGTGATGCCCCGGGCCACGCCACGCTTTATCGTGATGACGCCTTTTTTCTCCAGTGCGCGAAGATGTTCTACCGCTGCATTCACTGAACGGTATCCCAGCATGGTTGCCACCTCCTGATTGGTTGGCGGGAAGCCACGTTCTTTCTGATAAGAAATCAGCATATCCAGCACCTGCTGCTGGCATTGAGTTAACGTCGTCATGCCACCATCTCCCTGACCAGTTTTTCTGCCTGCTGGCGAACCTGCGCCAGAAAGGCCTCACCACATGCCTCAAGTTCATCGCGCCCGATGTAGCTGATTGCCGGTCCCTTCCAGGTCTTGTCGAAAACAGCAATAGCACCAGCGAAGAAAGCTCCTGTCGGAACCTGCTTCTCATCCTTCGGGATAAACCAGGCTGGCAGTTCAAAACCAATACGCCCGCGAATAAAAGCAATATGGTCTGCATCTTCCGGCCACCAAACTTCGCTGGTGGCAGCTTTGATCAGGAAAACATAGCGCCCGCCTTTATCACGCATAGCACTGGCATGTTTCATGATGTAACGCATGCCGGTGATGTATTGCCCCTCATGCTGACTGGCGCGGCTGTACGGGGGATTACCAAAGGCAGCACCTTTAAGCTCCGCAAGACGTTCAGACCAGTCATGCGCCAGCGCGTTGTCTTCCGCAGTGTAATAAGCGGCACATTTGGCGTTATCACCATCAGTGAACAGATCCAGAACAAACGGGCCAAACAGGGTGTTAATTCCCCAGAAAATGTTGTCCGGCGTGCGCCACTGATCGCCCACTTCCTTCAGTTCATGGGCTGGTTTGTTTCGCAGCTCCACCAGCGCCTGGCAATATTTATTACTCATTAAGCCCCCACGTAATTCCCTGACAGATACCACTCTTCACCCGATGCAGCGCGCTTGCTGCTTTTCCGTAAGCACCGCTCACGATGCGCCAGAAAATTGTTTCGTTCTGGCTGGGAGTGGCTTTCACGGAATGCCTCCATCCACACCGTTGCAGCTCGACGGAATAAGCCCCTGGACTCCAGTTCTTCAGCCTGGCGGGTCAGGCACAAAATCACCCGGGGGTCGTTAGTGCCGACATAGAAATTGCGCACAGGTCTGGTTTCACGAACTGGTTGTGGTTCCGGCTCCTGCGCTCTCTCAGTCAGGCGCGGGAAATGTCTGCGTGTATCCCCTTCACAACGGTGAGCCACACGCCCACTCTGACGTAACTTGCTTGCTGACTGCAGAACGCGCTGCCGTGAGTAACCAGCAAAAGCATCTGCAATGTCTCCGGAAGTACACCCCGGATGGGCTTCAATGAATTTCTGAACGTCATTCAAAAGACTCATGATCACCCCCTGAATCCTGCCGGGATCTGGCTGTAGTCCACGTTGTCGTAACTGGCTTTGAAGTACGGGTCTTCGCGTTTTTCGGTGTACGTGCTGACGGACGGTGATAAGCGCAGGGAAAGCTCATCCCATTTTTCCCGCAACTTCGACGGGCTGAGCACGTTACGGCACCAGAACGGATCGCGGCTGACGCGGCTGTACATCTCGCAGATTTGTTTGTGAGTACGACCATCCTGCACACACATCAGGCGAATTTCGTTTGCCCAGGCTGTCCAGTTCGGTTCTTTGGGACGAACCACCTCGCCGTCACATTCGGCGGCTTGCTCGTACAGGGCGATGATTTTTTTCCAGAGCCACTGTGCGCAGGTCAAATCATCCTGCGTTCCCCACTGGCGCTTTTTAGGGCTGAATACAACCGCATCAGGATGGCGAGTTAAAAAATCCTGTTCATCCGTCTGCGTGTCCGGTTGCGAAGCGTCCGGACGAGAAGGTTTTTTATCTGACGGATCATGTTTTGATTTTACTGACGGATCCCCGCCAGATTCTGACGGGTGAAAACCCGCTTTTTTGCCAGATTTCGACGCATCAAATTTTGACGGGTCAGATTTTGATGCGTCAGATTTTGACGGGTCAGAATCTGACAGTTGAGAAAATGCCGCTGCCTGAAGCTTCGCAACGTTAAGCTGATAAACATTCGACGCATTGCGGTTACCCTGGCGACGCGCCTTACGTGTTAACCAGCCTTCTGCTTCCAGCCGTGCGATAGCCGTCCTGACGGTACTCATCCCCGCGCCAATCTGACGGGCAATAGTTTCAATTGATGGCCAGCACACACCTTCGTCATTACTGAAATCAGCCAGGCGGGCCATAATTGCCACGCTGGATAATTTCATGCCTGATGCAGCGCAACCATCCCATACATAGCCGGTTAATTTAGTGCTCATGACCGACCTCTATTTCCCTGAATTTACGACGAAACTGTTCGAGCGGGCTGAAGCACTCATGCTCATAGCCTTCGCGGAGGTAGATAACTCGTTGTGTTTCCGGCTCCCAACGAATGACTCTGACGGGCACTCCGTAGTGATCTTTGAACCAGCGGTTAACTTGTCGCAAAGGACTGTCTCCTTCTGCCGGTTGAAATCACCCACAGCCCACTCAGCAAAGCTGTGGGTTACAATTTCCCTGTCACCTGGTACATTAACTGCATAGCAATACTCCACCTTCGCTTTTCCACCCGGTACAGGAAGCGCAATCAGTTGCGAGCGACGGTAGTGTGTTGTTAAACTGTTCATGCGTTAGTTTCTCCACAGTCACGACACGCCACGGCGCCCGGAGCTGCACACTCGCGGGCGTCATTACTTTCTGAAATGCAAAAGATTTTGTAGACCAGTGCTGCATGCTCCTGCAGCTTCGAAATTGAGAGATACAGCTCGTCGTTAATTGCTGTCTTCTCATGCGGTTCCACCACACCGTCTTCGATTGCCGAACGAATCTGTCTGGAATAACTGCCAATCTGTTCAATGACTTCCAGCAGGCGCTGGTTAATATCGGCGTTGTCCACATCCTCGACGTCAGGAAGAGACACAAAGACGCCATTTGCAGACTGCGCCACAGCGTCAGCAATGAAGTGAGTTCCACCAGCACGTTGCAAAATCATTGCCCATCCCAGCGGGAAAATCTGATCGCCATCGGCACGAAGACGGTTAAATAATGCGTTTTCTGTTACATCCAGCCAGTCAGCTGCTTCAGCGTAACCACCCGGCAACGCTGCGATAGTTTTTCTGACAGCTTTCACGTACCACTCAGGCTGTTTTTCTACTTTCCAGTGATGCTTACCCACGGTTAGCCTCATCGTTCTGTGGTTTCTGTTAATCGATTTATCCATTAGATTTTTCATAAAGCTCAGGTTTAAATGGCAACCGTCCGCAAGTTCTATATGCAGCTTCTGCTGCACGTCCTTTTGGAATTAACTGGCCCGGACGGTTTCGCCACTGATAAACGGCTTCAGTTGTTATGCCGAAAAAAGCAGCAACTTTCTCAATACTGCCGAAGTAGCTTTCGATATCGTCAGTTGTCATACGCCCTCCAAACTAAGTTTTATTAGATGCTAATTACAAATCTATCTTTGGTCAATAAAAACTAAGATTACTTAGCAATTCAAGAAATGGTGCTCCTATGGAAACGGTTGGTCAGCGTATAAAAGCTCTGAGAAGAGTTACCGGAACGTCCCAGAAAGAATTGGGTAAATTTTGTGGAGTAAGCGACGTTGCTGTGGGGTACTGGGAGAAAGACATCAATACCCCTGGTGGGGAGGCACTTTCGAAATTAGCGAAGTTCTTCAATACGTCAATAGATTACATTCTTTATGGTGCTGAGTTTGAAGGCAAACTCGTCACAAACATGCGCAGAGTTCCTGTAATATCGTGGGTTCAGGCTGGGCAGTTTACTGAGTGCAGGGCAGCAGAAGTGTTTAGTGAAGTGGACAAGTGGGTAGATACATCATTAAAGATTGGTGATAACTCATTTGCATTAGAGGTTAAAGGTGACTCCATGACTAACCCTAATGGCCTCCCAACAATACCAGAAGGCGCAACAGTGATTGTAGATCCAGATGCAGAACCTCGTCATGGAAAAATAGTCATCGCTCGACTTGATGGAACAAACGAAGCTACAGTAAAAAAATTAGTCATCGATGGCCCTCAAAAGTTTTTAGTGCCATTAAATCCTCGGTATCCCAACATCCCTATCAATGGTAATTGCCTTATCATTGGTGTAGTCAAAGGAGTTCAATACGAACTCTAAGACCTCTCTTCTCTAACTAAGGCACCGAACTAAGAAAAGTTTGGTGTTTTCTCTTGCCATAATAACTAAGTTAAGTTAGATTTTATATCAAAGATAACGAACAGGCAGGACGCCCACGAAGTAGCCGCCTGGGGCATATGAAGTCCAGGATGATTCGTTGAGTCATGTTGTGCCACTAGGCACTCATGTTAAAGCAGGTGTATGAAATGAAAGTCCAGATTTTAAACAATAACTGTGAAGTCGTTTGGGCGTAAAACATGACCGCGCGTAGACCAAGGGAGGAAAAAGTGGGAATAGTTAGAAATCAAGCAGATATATTGAAAATCAGCTCTGAATTGCTTGGAGTTTTGAAAAGTGAGCTCACCGCACATGGCATCGAGCCCACTGACGAAAATTTAAGTTGGGTTTTGTCGATTATTCAACAATCACTCAAGCCCAGCCTCAGCAAACTTTTTATCGAGTAGTGCTTCGAACTTATCGTAAAGCTTGCTTATGTCGTCTATCGGGTTTTCTGACGTACTGTAATTTTTATCTGATGTCATGGCAGCAGTCTGATATGCAGTGTGAGTCTTAACCGATAGTTGGAATAAATAAAGAATTTTTTCTTCTTTGGTCATAACTATTTCCTTCTTGGCTATATGAAAACACCAAGATACCACCGAGCCTGAAGTGGTGAAAAGACAGGCACATAACAGCTAAGTATTTTCAACCAGAGAGAATCCTTAGCGTTGTGGTGAATGCGGCTCAGCGCACGCGGGTTAAGGTTGAGGCTGACAGTCGACCTTCTGTGGATACCCACCCGCCTGGTGTGCAACTTTCGCCAGGCACCGGGAGGCACCCGGCACCACAACTTTATGCTGTGTGTAGTCCTCGCGGTACCAGTTTGTACACTTGCTTCCGGCTGGTACCGCTCTTTTTACAAAACAGAGAAGAACATCACCGGACGACGGGCTCATAACCCAATCCATCCGGGCGGCTGCCACCGCAGGTGTTCTTCTCTGTTTTGTGGAGAAACCAACCGACCTTGCAGGGTCGATATGATTAGGAGCAGAAAAATGGCTAGCGAACGCAGTACTGATGTGCAGGCATTTATTGGGGAGCTGGACGGCGGCGTATTTGAAACCAAAATCGGCGCAGTTCTCAGTGAAGTCGCTTCCGGTGTGATGAACACGAAAACCAAAGGTAAGGTCTCACTCAACCTGGAAATCGAACCATTTGATGAGAACCGTGTGAAAATCAAACACAAACTCTCATATGTTCGCCCGACTAACCGCGGGAAAATTTCCGAAGAAGACACCACCGAAACGCCGATGTATGTCAATCGCGGTGGTCGCCTGACTATTCTGCAGGAAGACCAGGGACAATTACTGACTCTTGCCGGTGAACCTGACGGAAAACTCCGCGCAGCAGGTCATTAATATCGTTCTTAATTAACCGATTATTTATCTCATCACTGAATATCTTTATATAGTGAGGACTTATTATGTCTCAGAACTTAGACGCAACCGCAATTAATCAAATCCATGCCCTTATTTCTGCTCAGGGTGTTAATGAAATTATCAGTAAGATTGGTGCCGATGCTGTGGCATTGCCTGAGAATTTCCGCATTCATGATCTGGAAAAATTTAATTTAAATCGCTTCCGTTTCCGTGGTGCGCTTTCCACTGCCAGCATCGATGACTTTACCCGTTATTCTAAAGATCTTGCAGATGAAGGCACCCGCTGCTTTATCGATGCCGATAATATGCGTGCCGTCAGTGTGCTTAACCTGGGTACTATTGGTGAACCAGGTCACGCAGATAACACCGCCACACTCAAACTGAAAAAGACAGCACCGTTCTCTGCTCTG